ACAACAAAAAGAAATATGGCAAGGGAGGTCGAATGATGGAAACGCTTTATGACATTACGGAACGCTATCAGACAGTTCTTTCAATGATGGAAGAGGACGAGGGAGATGAATGTCTGAAAGATACCCTCGACGCTATTGAGGGAGAGTTCGAGGAAAAGGCCGACGCTATTGTGGGGATAATAAAGGCTTTGGAATTAAACAAAGGCTCTGTAAACGGTCAGCGTCAGGTATTTGAGAAAGAGGTTCAAAGTCTCAAAGACAAGGAGACAGCCATTGATAACAAGATAGCATGGTTAAAAAGATACCTCTGCGACGCAATGATCGCTCTAAATAAGCCCAAGTTTAAGACTGAAAAGTTCAGTTTTTGGACAAAGAAGACTCCTGGTTCGGTAGTTATCGACGGGGTAGTACCTATGGAGTTCTTAAAAGTCCCCGAACCACAGCCGGATAAGACGGCAATTAAGAAGGCCATAGATAACGGAGAACGATTTGAATGGGCGCACCTTGAATCACATGACATAGCACAGTTTAGATAAGGAGAAGACAATGGCAGAGAAAACATTAAACATTTATCAGAGAATGTGTGCCGCTACTGCGGAGATCAGTAGAGTGGCAAAGAACCTCGAAGTAGGGTTCGGAAAATCATCTTACAAAGCCGTGGGCGAAGCAGACGTATTAGCTGCGGTGAAGCCTGTAGAAGAGAAGTACGGCATTTATTCTTATCCCGTTTCAAGGGAAATAATTGAGAGCGGCGTATTAGAGAACGTGTCCGAGTATAACGGACAGACCACCACAAAGAAACAGTTTCAGATGCGTGTTTCTACTGTATACCGCTTCGTGAACGTGGATAATCCCACGGAGTTCATAGACATAACCACCTATGGCGATGGTGTTGACTCGCAGGACAAAGCACCTGGAAAAGCCATGACGTATGCAGATAAGTACGCACTCCTGAAAGCATACAAGATTATGACGGGCGATGATCCCGACCAAAACATGAGCGGCGACTTAAAGGGTTACACAAAGAAAGCTCCTGCGAAGAAAGAAATCATATCGGACAAGGAAAAAGAATATCTGCGGTCTATGTGTGAGAAAGCAGGAGTAAAAGTCGAAGACTTCTTCCATAACGGACTCGACAATCTGGAAGTAAAACACTACACGGGTGCGGTAACAATGTTGCAGGGCATGATAGATAAGGAAAAGAAATGACCGGAACAGCAAAAGAACTCGTTTTCATGTTAGCCAAGATCGCTGACGTGGATGAAAAGGTGTATGACCTCGTAGAGCATAAAGAGAAGAAGACACTCAACCAAAACGGGTATTATTGGGTGCTTATCGGGAAAGTAGCTGATAAGCACCGTATCTCCAAGAGCCGTCTTCATAACGATATGCTCTGCCACTATGGACAGCTAATGATGGTTGATGGAAAGTGCGTATTTATAACCTTGCCTGATACAGAGGAAAGCGAGAACACGGCTAAAGAGAGCGACACGGTTCATTTAAAGCCTACGTCAAAAACGGTTGTAGGCAACGATGGGGTGACATACCGATATTGGGCGATGCTTCGGGGGTGTAGCACCTATACGGTTTCCGAGATGTCGGTATTAGTGGACGGAATAGTTCAGGAAGCAAGACAAGTGGACGTAGAGGTACTTACTCCTGCGGAGTTGGAACACATGAGACAGTTGGAACAAGCGGCAGAGGACAAGAAAAATGCACAGAAGGACAAAAGCACTACAGATACCAAAGAAAGTTAAAGATGTCGTATGGAAGCGCGATGGTGGCAAATGCGTGGTTTGTGGTTATTATCCGTCAATGCCTTGTTGTCATATTTTATCCCGCGCTCATTCGGGGTTAGGTATCGAAACTAATCTATGTACTTTGTGCAGCGCACATCATCTATTGTTCGATTCCGGTACGCGAGAAGAACGAGATGCTATAGAAAAGATTATCACGAAGTATATGAAAGGAATATACGGAGATGGATGGAGAAAAGAAGATCAAAAATACTCGAAGTTCTAATTATAATTTGACAGACTTACCAGGCGAAATATGGAAAGACATTGATGGATATGAAGGGCTATATCTTGTAAGCAACAAGGGGAGAATAAAAAGCACCCCGAAAAAAGTATGGAACTACACAAAGCCTGCAAGAATAATGTCCACACATGATAACGGACATAGTTATATGAACGTTTGTCTTACTGACAAAGAAGGGAAAAGGTCAAAACACGTTTATGTTCATATTCTTGTAGCAAAAGCATTTATTCCTAATCCGCGTGGCTGTAAGCAAGTGAATCATAAGGACTTTAACAAGAAGAATAACTGCGTTGAAAATCTTGAGTGGGTTACTGATAAAGAAAACAAGATGCACTATAGGGAATCAGCTTATGCAAGAAGGGTGCAGGAAGCAAAAGAGAAAAAATTATTACATAAGTGTCTGAATAGGATTCGAGAATTGCGTGACCCCGTATTAACGATGTATGCTGCGGGTTTAACTGTAAATGAAATACACGACAAATTGGACGGGGTGGGTATTGAAACTATATATTCAATCATCGAGTTGTTTGACGGATGGAGTTTAGGAACAAAAATTGATGATCGTTTGAAATAGTTGAAGGTACTACAAGAAATGGTGAAACGTTTATATTACTCGCTTGTTCATGGCAACACTTGTCCCTGGTGTGGAAAGCGGTGGCTATGGACTACAGCGAGAAAGTCATTGGTGAAACGTAGCGGTAGTTTTGAACTTATATGCAATATGTGTGGGAAACAATGGAAAGTAATTCGAAAAAAAGAGGGATTTAGTTATTTAGAACTATGAAAGGGGGTGCTGAATGATAAGACCACCACCCAAATAAATCTGTCTGACATGGAACGGACGAAAAGGATATTTCACGGCGGCAGACCGTAGGCCATGATGCGGCCTGCCTTTAAGGAGAATAAATGGCGGTAAACAGTAGATCAAAAGGTAAGGTTGGAGAAAGAGAAAGCGCAAAGAAGTTTCGAGAGTATGGATATGAGGCAAGGCGAGGACAGCAATTCGCCGGAGCGAATGGGGATGCGGACGTTGTAGGAGTCCCGTACATACACCTGGAAGTTAAACGAAGGGAGCATCTTAATCTGTACGATGCCATAGCGCAGGCCGTTCGGGATCATCGCGAGGGTGAGTTACCTACCGTAATGTGGCGAAAGAACGATGCCGAGTGGCTGATGGTAATGAGGTTTGATGATTGGATGAAGCTCTATCAGGCTTATGAGATGAGCGAGAAAGAGACGGAAGAGGTGAGGAAAGAGGATGGCTGACGAAAAAAGATATGTTTGGCTTCGCTTATATGAGGATTTCTTTACAAGCAAAAGGATAAAGAAACTCCGAGGGTTAGCAGGCGGAGACACATACACGATCATATATCTCAAAATGCAACTCAAAGCATTAAAAACAGAAGGATATCTGTACTTTGACAATGTGATGAATGATTTTGCGGAAGAACTTGCTTTGGATATAGACGAAAACGCAGACGATGTAAGGGTAACAATACAATATCTTTTGAGCGTTGGACTACTTGAATGTAGCGAAGATGGAGAAGAATTTTTCCTGACATTTCTTCCTAACCTAATAGGCTCGGAAAGCGCGTCAGCACAGCGAGTTAGGGATTACCGCAAACGGAAAAAAGTGGAAAAAGCGTTACATTGTAACGCAAGTGTAACGGATGTGTTACGGGGCGGTAACGCAGAGAAAGAGATAGATAAAGAGAGAGAGAAAGAGATAAATAATACCCCCCTTAATCCCCCCAAGGGGAAACGTGGGAAGAAAGAGAGCAATTTAATTCTTTTTGACAAAATTATCGAGGGAAATCCAACGATACTTTCTGAAACTGTCTTGGCTGCTTTAAGAGAATGGATGGAATACAAAGATCAGCGGAAAGACCATTATGTAGAAAAGGGTATGAAGAATCTGCTGAACCAAATATACAACGCACAACGTGACTCGGGAAGCGAAGCAGTAGTTGAGTGTATACGAAACAGTATGGCGAGCAATTATCAGGGAATAATTCTTGACCGACTTAAAAAAACACCGTCCCGTAAGGACAGCCAAAGTAGCCTTGAAGAGTGGGCTGAAAAAATGAAACAGGAAAGAGGTGAGACGTAGTGACAGTTAACGAAGTTATACAGATGATCGGTATTCTGAAAGCGGCTTATCCGAGAATGGAGCAGTTCGATAACGACGATGTGAAGAAGGTTTGGTTAAAAGCGTTTGAGGGTATGGACGGGGATATAACAATTAAAGCAACTTGGGCTTGCATAAAGAAATATGAGTTTATGCCGTCCATAGCACAAGTCATCAAAGAATACAACGACATAGAGGCGGACGATAAGCGAATGAAAGCCGAGATAAACAGATTCTATGAGCAGGCACGAAACTACTATCCTGGTTCGGGAGAGATGGGCTACGGCAAGAAAGAATTTTTCGAAAAAGCGAGGACACCGGAGCAGGCAGAAAGATTATATAACGCGATTATCCGTTATGTGAATAAATGTACTGATACAGTGATGGATTTTAGAGAGTGTATAACCACGATAACAGCCTCATAGACGAACGAAAACAAGTGAGGCGATAAAGTGTAGGGATACGGCAATAAAACGCCGTCAAGAGGCAAATAGAAAGGCGGAGAATGGAAGGTAATAACTACAGGATATATCGTTATACGTTTCCCGATGGGAAAGTGTATATCGGTGTAACCAAAAACCGTATTGAAACAAGACGCGACCAAGGATATCAGCATAACAAAGCATTACAGAAAGCTATCCGGTCGGTCGGATGGTCGGGAATGAAAGTGGAAATAATCGAGGATGGTTTGAACAAAAGCGAAGCGTATGAAAAAGAAAAGTATTACATAAAAAAGTATTGCTCAAATGATCCTGACAAAGGATATAACATTTCACTCGGCGGTAAAGCCACTTTTGAAAATCTGCATCATACAGAAGAACACAAAAAGTATATGAGCAATCTGTATACCCGTCTATCAGAGAAGTGCGATTTTCTGAAATGACAAAAGATGAGTATATAGCGTGGAATATCAAC